AGACAGCCAACGTTGCAGGTAAACTTTCTAAAGTTCTTGATGATAAAGGTTACTTAACAGTTACTAAAGGTAGTCTTGGTGAACAATTAAGAATTATTGATGGTAAAATTAAGATTGCCAATCGACAAGGCGCTGTTGGTGTTGAAGCTGAATTAACTTCCTTTAGAAAAGAGTTAATTGAATTAATTAATAAGAATGAACCTGCGGGAAGAACCTTATTAAAACAAGCACAAGATATTCATCCTGACACTGCAGAATTTGTTAATAAGCTAACTAATGCTCGAAGAGGTATTGTTGGTCCAAAAGAATTCTCAGAGGTGTCTAGGATTATGTCTAAGAACCTAGCAGAACGTGCTCCAGTAACAGATAACTTTATTAATTACTGGAAAGAGGTCGCAAAAGTTTTTGTTGAAGAGACACAAAAGGTAGATATACCTTGGGTGACTTTTGACGGTAAAATAATGACGCAAAGGTATCGGCCTAAGATACAAGAGCGAATAGAGTTTACAGACCCAATTACGGGTCGTAAAATTGCTAACATCTACGAGTCTAGTGCAGAAGACGGAAAGCTCCTTGGGAAGGGCTCTCTTAATGACGCACGAATTGGCCTAGGTGTAAACGGAAACCACAGTAACGATGCCGTTATTGTACGAAGGTTTCATCTGTGGGGGCGTAAAAATAACGTTGAAACAGGAACTATTCACGATGCTTTTTTCACAAACATCGCTGAAGCAGATAACGCTAAAACTGCTCTTAGAACCATCTATGCAGATGCTCTAGAGGGCGACACTATTAGAAAGACTTTGCTTGAAATGCGTAGGCAAGGTCTATCTAGAAAATCCTACAATGCTTTACTTGATAAGGCTAGGAAACAAGGTCTTATTGATCCTAAGAATAAGATCACAAGAAAAGACATACTAGCACCTATCCCTGCGGGGCAAGACTGGTATGGAATTGGTCCATAGTTATTTGTAATAGCCTATGCACTATCATTTAATCAGGATTTGTAATCCTTAGTATAATTATAACTCAAGCTGTGCTTGAAAGGAAAATAGATGAGTGAAGAAAATAACGTAGTTGAAGAAGTTGAAGTAACTGATACGGAGCCAACGGAGGCATCCGAACCAGAAAAAGTTCAGGAGCAACCCGTCTCAGACGAGGTAGATCCAATTGAACAGGCGGTACAAGAACGTCTTTCTAAAATGAAGGCTAACATGGACCGAATGTCTAATGAACGAGACGAGGCTCTTAAAAAGGCTGCTGAGATCGAACAAAAACAAAAACAAGATCAAATGAAGCGGCTAGAAGAAGAAGGAAAAGTTCAAGAAGTTTTAGAAATGAAACTTGCTGAAGCACAAGCTAAGCTAAAAGTATTTGAAGAAGAGAACACTAAACTTAATCGTGACAGTGTTGTTAATTCTACTTTGTCTAGCTTAGATTTCCGAAATGACCGCTCTCGCCAACTAGCTTATCGTGATATTGTCGAGCAACTCGTTCAAAATGAGAACGGTAGTTGGGTTCATAAGTCAGGAACAACAATTCAAGACTTCGTTCTTAGTTACTCTAAAGATGAAGACAACTCTTTCCTATTTCGTGTTAAAGCTAACTCGGGAGCAGGAACGGGGCAACCTTCTGGGACACCACAAATGGATCGTAAGAAATCTTTAAGTGATATGTCTCAAGAAGAAGTTTTGGGGCTGGCCGCTAAAGGCCAACTAGGCTCTTTCTCTTATTAAATATAAATAATAGTTCTATAAGGAAACATTAAAATGGCTATTACAAATACAGACTTTCAAAACGTAGCAGTAGCTATCTCTGCTTACGCTGATGAAGCTTACACAACTGAAAAGAAGTTGAACTCTACAGGCATCGTTGGTCAACGTGCCGATATTAACGCTGATGGCGAATCTTTCATTGGTCAGTTCCGTTGGAACAAGCCTTTGTCTGCTAATATCAACGTACCATCACTTTCAAGTGCAACAGACGGTACTTACACAGATATCAGCACAGACATCGCTAACTATGTAAAGACCATGCGTACATTTGGTGCCCAACAGGTAAACCTGCAGGAAGTTATCTCTAGACAAGACGGTCTTGCAAAAGTTGCTCGTGACTTTGCTCAAGTCCGTGGTGATGACGAAGGTAACGCTCTTTTGAACGTACTTAAAGGTGTTGCTTCTTACGAAGTTACTCTCGGTGACGCTGGTGGTGCTGGTAACGGTGGCCTAGTAGGCTTCGACACAGACGCTGACACTGCTGCAACTGGTATGTTCGTTGACATCAACGCTGCTGGTGCATTTGGTGCCGCTGCAACAGGTTCCTCAGATGAGCGCCGCTTGTTCGACTCAACTGCTATTGGTGCTGCTCGTGGTGAGCGCTTGTTCCGTGCTTTGGGAATGGGTTTTAAAGACCATGAACCAGACTTCATGTACCTCGTAACTTCCCCAGAAGTTATGGCTGAGATGCGTGCTGCTAACCTTGTAGACCAAACCCGTGTACAAGACGGAAACATGGAATTCGACAGCATCTTTGGTGGTAAATTCCGTTTGGTTATGACTCGTGCAAACCAACGTATTTCCGGCGAATCTGCTGGCGATTTGAATGCGCAGTCTGACAAGTGTTCTTTCATCATTAAACCAGAATCAGTATCGTTTGCTCCAGTAAACGCTCCAACTCCGGTAGAAGTTGACCGTGATGCGGCATCTTACACAGGTGGTGGTTCTACAAATATTTGGTATCGCTATGGCTTTATCATGCACCCAATGGGCTATGACTGGGCTGGTGCAACTAACGCATTTGCCACAAACACAAACTTTGGCTCCGGCTCCTCCTGGACTCGTAAAATGGATGCGCTGAACTTGGGCATTTTGCCTATCTTCCACTCATAATTAAGTAAGGAGGGACTAATGACTTTAGTTCTAAATACTAATAGTTATGTAGAAATTACAGACGCTGATGACTATTTTGTAACTCGCATCGATACCGCTACTTGGGACGTTGCCGCAGATACTCTAAAGGAAGAAGCTCTTGTAACTGCTACACAGCTTATTGACAATCAATCTTGGATTGGTTCTGCTGTTAGTCCTTCTCAAGCTCTTGCTTGGCCTCGAAAGAATGTCCTTTACTATGACAATCGGATGGGGCAGGATATCACAGTCTCAGACTCTGAAATTCCTAACTTAGTTAAAGTTGCTGTTTACGAACAAGCTCTACATTTGCTTAATAACGAAGACTTACTTGCTCAAACAACTCAAACCTTTGAGTCAATTAAAGTAGGTAGTATTACTATTAGCGACACTAATAATGACGTCACCAGAGTATCTATTACTCCAAGCATCGTTATTAAGCCGCTTAGGCCACTGATCCGAAGAGGTCAGACTAACCTAGGTGGTTCTTGGTGGAGGGCTAACTAATGTCACTTAACGCAAAAGTAACTAATGCCGTAAATAAGGCATTTGCTTCTGTAGGTGACTTGGTAAAGACAGGTACTCTAACTACTAAAAGTGTAACGTCTTATGATTTTGCCACTCGTAGTAGTGTAAGTACCGCTTCTACGCAAAATGTAGAAGTAATTATTCAATCTAAAAAGAGACCTTCTGGTGAAGGTTTTACCGTCTCAGCAATAATGAAAACTGGAGTAAATCTTTCGGTTTATGATAGCATTACAGTGGACAACATTACTTATAATATTGTTGATTACATTGATAATGATTTTATTATTGAAGCAATACTTGTTAAGGAGGCTTAAATGTACGACAACGTTTTAGCTGACATTGAATCAGTATTTGCCTCTGAAGTATGGATAGCTAACTCTATTGAAGTTTACCCAGATAACTATCAGGGAGTAATAAACAACGATAATGAGTTTTGTAGATTGTCAGTCTTACCAAGCAATAGTGAAAACTATTCTTATGGTGGTAGTAAACAACTTGAAGGTCTTGTAATCATAAAAATATTTGTTAAGGCAGGGGACGGGCAATCCAGACTTATGGCCATTTCAGATATTTTAGATATATCTCTTTCTAATAAACGTTTAACTAACGGCACAGAGCTTTTAACATCTTATTTGAATGTGGAAGGGCTAGACCCGTCTAACAAGTCGCTTTATAGCGCACAATACATTATACCATTTAAAATATACGGAGAATAACAAATGGCTCATATTTCAAACTTGGGTGCAGGTATCTTTACTTACCTTGACATCTTCACAGGAACTGTTCCTTCTGGCACAGACACCGCTGCAGAGTGTGCGGCTCTCTTTGTAGGTACTACCCCGGGTACTGCTGATGCAGACCATGTGCGTATGCCTTCTGTACGTGAGTTCCCTTCAGTAGGTACACCTGCTAACATCGTAAACGTCCCTGTTTACGGTCAAAACACATCTTCACAGGTACAAGGCCAAGCCGATGCGCCTAGCCTTGAAGTTACAGTTAACTATATTCCATCCGAAATGGAAGCACTTCATAACCTCATTGGTCAAAAAGTCGTATTCCGCTTCTTGATGGCTGCAGCCGCCTGTACTCAGAATGAAGCTGCGGACTCTACTCTTGCAACTGCAAATACAGAGTTCTACTTCATTGGTAAAATCGAAGCTATTCTGGTAAACCCACAATTGACAGACGCAAACACTGCAACTGTTACATTGTCGGCTCAGTCTGACTTCTTTGGCCCAGCGACTATTGCTGCTGCCTAATTACATTAAGGGGGCTCCTTTTCGAAGGGGCCTCCACCTATTAAAAGAGAGATAGTATGAGCGATAAACCATTTAGTAAGACATTTGTTATGCGTACAACTTTCCGACATATGCGCCGGAGCGTTGATATTAGTATTCGGAAAAGCTTTGAACGTTTTCAAGAT